GGGCCGGCTTAACGCGGAGATCGCCAACGCCAACAGTCTCTTTAAAGCCGGCGCAATCACGACCACTGAGCAGGCAGCCGCACACGCGCTTGCGCAGGCCCGCTTTGACGCAACCGCCAGAGCGCTCGGCGGAGTGGGGGCTAGCGGCAAACTAACCTCCAACCAGCTCGTCAACCTCAGTTATCAGTTAAACGATGTCGTGGTGTCGTTGGCGTCCGGTCAGCGACCGCTCATGGTGCTGATGCAGCAGGGCTCGCAGATCGCGCAGATCTTCGGTCCGGGGGCGGGCGTGAGCGGCATCCTGCGGGGGGTGTGGCAGGGACTTACCGCCCTGATTACGCCCACCACCGCGGTGGTGGCCGGCATTGCTGCGATCGGCGGAGCGGCCGTTTACGCCTACTATTCGTATATCTCTTCGCAAAAGGAACTGGAAGTCGCGCTCGGCGGCACCGGTCGCGCTGCCGGTGCCACCGTCGGTCAAATCGAACAGATTGCCGAGAAATCTGCTTCCTCCGCCGGTGTGTCGGTTGCTGCCGCTCGCGAAATGGAAGCCGCGTTCCTGCAGACCGGCAAGATCGCAATCGCGAATTTCGAAGCTCTCATCAAGGTCGCTAAAAGCTATGCGGCCACAACCGGCGTCGATATCCCAACCGCCACCAAGGAGCTGGCACAGGGCTTTGCCGATCCGATCCGGGGCGCCGATGCGCTCAATCAGAAGCTCAACTTCCTCGACGACCGAACCCGCCTCTACATTCGCACCCTTGCCGAGCACAACGATCGCACCGGCGCCCAACGGGTCATGCTGGAAGCCCTCAAGGGCAGCCTCATCAACGCCGCCGATGCCACGACTGCCCTTGGGCGCGCGTGGGATTTCGTCGGACGCATGGCGTCGAACGCGATGGATGCGCTCGGCCGCGGCATTTCTCGATTGCTCGACGGGGCACCGCTCGAAGAACAACTGAAGCAGCTGCAAGCAACCAGGGAGCGGCTCCAGGCTCTTATCGAGAACCCGGTTGCACGACAGTCCCGCAACTTCGCGACCCGCCAGCTCGCCGACGTCAATGCCGAGATCAACAAGATCGAAGCCAAGCTCGACGCCATCCAAGCGCGCGCCAAGGAGGCGAAGGCAAACGAGTTGTCGGTTCGCGCAGGCACAGTAGCGCGCGAGCTCACGCCGGGGTTTGAAGAGCTTCAGACATTACGGGCACGCGAGGCACAGCTCCGCAATGCTCTGCTTGACCCGCTCGTTCGGCAAAAAGTCGCCGATCTCAAACAGGTCGAGACCGCCTATGATGCGGTCACCCGTGCGATCCTGACCTGGCTCGATCCTGCGGAGAAAGCACGTCGTCTTGACGAACTCGAGGTTCAGGCACTCGCCGCCAAGACGCCGGCACAGAGAGCGGCAATTGCGGAGGAACGGCGTCGCCTCGAACTTGCCGGACAGGCTGTTCCGGTCGCCATCGCCGAAGCCGACACGACTCGAGCGGCCACCAAGGCGCGGGCCGACGCCACACAGGCGCTCATCGATCAGTCGCGGGTGTTGGAGGTCAACGCGCAGGCAACATTGGTTGTCGCGGAAGCCTATCTTAAGAGTGCGGCTGCCGCGCAGCAGGCAGAGGTCCGTCGCAAGGCACTAACCGAAGCGGTACAGAATGGCGTCGATGTTGAGCGCCGCTCGCGCGAACTGCTGATGGAGCAGATTGCCGAACAAGCCGCCCAGTCCGCTAAATCTGTCAACGATCTAGGATCCGAAGCGGGAGCGCGTCGCCGGCTCAACGATGCCATCGCGGCCGGGAGGCTTTCGACCGAGCAGGCGAACCAGCAGATGCAGGTCGAGCAGGCGCTTCGGCCGCTCCTCATTGCGCAGTCGCTCGCCGAGGGTGATGCCAAGGCAACGCTCGGACGAGTTGTCGATGCCCTGCGCGGCGCTTACGCCCGTCTGCATGGCGAGCAGGCCCGTGCGGCTGCGCTGCAGACTATTGAAGGTCAGAAGAATCAGGTCGAACTCCTGCAAAAGCAGATCGAACTTGCCGGTCAGAGCGAGTCGCAGCGCGCCATCATCATTGCGCAGCTCCAGGCCGAGCAACAGCTTCGCCTGAAAGGGATCGAACTCGCGAGCGCCGAGGGTCAGGCAATCATTGCCAATGCCGCAAACATCGAGCGGCTCAACCAGGAACTTGCGCGCTCGCAAGGCGCCATGCAGTCGCTACAGGGCATGACGGACACCGTGTTCAACCGGTTTTCGACGCTAATCGCTGAAGGCAAGACCGACTGGAAATCATGGGCGGATGCCGGCCGTGCCGCCCTTGCCGATATCGAAAAGGAAATCCTGCGGCTCGCAGTCCTCAATCCCCTCAAGAACTTCTTGTTCGGCACTAACCTGACCACGCTCAACAACGTAGGCGGGCTATTTGGCAATCTGTTTCAGGGCTTCAAGTTTCACGAGGGTGGCGTGGTGGGTGTCGATGGTACGCCCCGGTTCGCGCCTGCCGGGCTATTTCACAATGCCCCGCGATTTCATGACGGGGCGTTTCTGTCACCCGATGAGGTCCCGGCGATCCTGCAGCGTGGTGAGCGTGTTCTGAGCCGCGCCGAGGCCGCCGCATACGGCCGTGACAAGCAGGGTTCACCGATCATTCTGAACTTTGCTGTTCAGACCCCTGATGCGGCCTCGTTCCGCCGGGCCCAGGGGCAGATCACCGCCGACATGGCCTCCGCCCTGCGGCGCGCCGAGAGAAATCTGTGAGCGGATTTCACGATGTGCGCTTTCCGGACGCGATCGCGCGGGGCGCAACGGGCGGCCCCGAGTTTTCAACCGACATCATCGCGGTGGCTTCGGGATATGAGCAGCGCAACATCAACTGGTCGGCGGCACGTGCAAAGTTCGATATTTCGACGGGTATCCGCACCCGCGAGCAGATGGCCGAGGTGATCGCGTTCTTCCGGGCGCGCCGAGGCCGGGCCTACGCCTTTCGCTTCCGGGACTGGAATGATTTTGAGGCCACCGGGGAGGCGCTCGCCGCAACCGACGATCCGCTTGTCTGGCAGTTGCGAAAACAATATGCATCCGGCCCGTCGTCAGAACAGCGGACAATTACCAAGCCTGAGTCCGGAACGGCTGTGGTGCGCGTAAGCGGCAGTCCAGTCTCCGTGTCGGTCGATCATCTCACAGGACTAGTCACCTTCCCGACCGAACCTGCTGCGCAGCCTTTTGCTGATTTCCGGTTCGACGTTCCGGTTCGCTTCGACACCGACCATTTGCCCGTCACGGCGATGGCCTATCACATCCAACAAGTCTCCTCGATCCAATTGGTCGAGGTGCGGGTCTAGCACGGGATCTTCATGAAACATGCATCTGCCGCCCTTGCTGCTCATCTTGATGGCGAGGTGACATCGCTCGCTACGTGCTGGCGTCTCGAGCGCCTGGACGGGTGGGTTCGCGGCTTCACCGATCATGATCAACCTCTCGTCATTGACGCCATGACTTACGTTGCGTCCACCGGCTTTCTTCCGAGCGCCATCAAATCCGGTGCCGATCTATCCGTTGATAACCTCGACGTGGACGGATTTCTCGATGATGACGCTCTCAAAGCCGAAGACCTCACGGCCGGCCGCTTTGACGGCGCCAAGATCGACATTTTTCTGGTCAACTGGGCTGACCTTACTCAGGGCAGGCTTCTCCTGCGACGGGGAACGCTCGGCGAAGTCAAACGGGCAGATAATCGCTTCTCTGCCGAAATACGCGGCGTTGCCAACCGCCTGCAGCAGGTTTCGGGCAAGCTCTACTCGCGGCTCTGCCGCACCGACCTCGGCAGCTCCGAGTGCACCATTGCTCTTGGCCCTCTTACGGACGAGCTTGCGGTCAATGCCGTGTCTGCAGGGGACACTTTTATAGTCCCGACCACCCGTCCCACCGGCTTCTACACCTTTGGGCTCTGCACGTTTCTGACGGGCGCGAACGCTGGCGCTTCGATCGAAGTGCTTCAGCACAATGGACTTGCAATCCAGCTTTTCACCTCGATGCCACGACCGATCCTGGTCGGCGATCAGGTCCGTCTCATTGCCGGTTGCGACAAGACTCCGGAGACTTGCCAATCGAAGTTCGCAAACATCGTGAACTTCCGAGGCGAGCCGCACATCCCCGGCAACGACAAGGTCTTCTCTTATCCGATCAAAGGCTGATGTTCACGCGAGACGCGCTCATTACCGAGGCTCGCAGCTGGCTCGGCACGCCTTGGCATCACCAAGCCTCGGTTAAAGGAGTCGGGTGCGATTGTATCGGGTTCGTGCGGGGTGTGGCCCTACCCTTCGTTGGGGCGGTTCCGATGGCGCTCGACTATCCTGAAACATGGCACCTCTATCGCGCAGAGCCGCGGATGTATCTCGGCTTCAAGGAACACTGCGAAGAGATCGATAAGCAAGATACAAGACCCGGCGACATCCTTCTATTCGGTGCAGGCAAAGGTCCCGCCCACCATTGCGCGTTCGTCAGTCCTGCAGGCGGCTTAATCCACTGCTATCGCGAAGCCCGCGTCGTAGTGGAACAGAGTCTATCCTCGTGGTGGGAAGCGAAGTTTCGCCACGCTTTCCGGCTGCCTGGCATCGAGGAGTGACGTGGCCAAAATCGTTTTGACGGTGGGGGGATACGTTCTCGGTAATGTCTTGCTGCCTGGCCTCGGAGGGGCGATCGGAGGGCTGGTTGGTGGCTATGTCGGCGGAATTGTAGACCAGCAGCTGTTCGGCGCCACGCCCAGCCAGACCGTCTATGGCGCGCGTATGCAGGACCTGCGCGTGCAGTCGTCCAGCTACGGTGCTGTCATTCCAAAGCTCTATGGCAAAGGGCGGCTCGCGGCGAACGTGATCTGGATGCGCGGCTTCGACGAGGAGGTGCGCACAGAAACGCAAACGGTAGGCGGCGGCGGCAAAGGAGGTGGCGGTGGCGGAACGCAGACTGTTACAAACGTCAGCTATCATTACTACGCGGATGTTGCCGTTGGGCTGTGTAACGGCCCGATCTCTGCCGTGAGCCGAGTTTTCGCGGACGGCAACGCCTTCGAGAACGACAAGGTCGGGGACATGCGCGTCTACCTTGGTGGCGAGGCGCAGACTCCCGATCCACTCATCCAAGCCGTGGAAGGAGCCCAGCGCACGCCAGCTTATCGTGGGCTTGCCTATGTTGTTATGGAGCAGCTGTACATTACGCCCTTCGGCAATCGCCTTCCTAACCTAACCTTCGAAGTCGAGACCTGATCCGTGGCGCAACTGGTTCTGACGCTGGCGGGCGGCGTGCTCGGCGGCGGAATCGCCGGTGGACTCGGTCAATCGCTCGGGGCGCAGTTCGGCGCCTATGTCGGCGGAATACTCGACAAGGAATTGTTCGGCCAGTCGCAGGATCCCCAACGTCAGGAGGGTGCGCGGGTCACCGACGTGAGCCTTTCGGGGTCAGCTTACGGTCAACCGATTCCAACCATCTGGGGCCGAATGCGGGTGCCGGCCAACATCATCTGGATCCGCGGCATCCGCGAGGTTGTGCGAACCGAGACCGAGACTGTCGGAGGCGGAGGCAAAGGAGGCGGCGGAGGCGCCCAGACCATTACGCGCACCTCCTATCACTATTACGCCGACGTCGCGCTTGGGGTCTGCGAAGGACCCGTTACGTCAATTTACCGGATCTGGCTCGACAAGACGCCGATTGATCCGGAACACGTCGGGGAAATTCGGCTCTACTACGGTGAGGAAGCCCAAGCACCCGACCCACTGATCCAAGCCGTGGAAGGAGCCGATCGCACGCCTGCGCAGCGCGGGCTCGCCTATGTGGTTCTCGAAAATCTCTACCTGACGCCTTACGGCAATCACTTCCCGAATTTCGAAGTCGAGGTCTATCGCGGATCGCGCTCCGACGTTGCCGATGCGCGGCATCTTGTGGAGGGCGTGTGCATCATCCCTGCGAGCGGCGAGTGGGCCTATGAACCCGACATCGTCCGCAGTCGTATCCGCAATGCGAATATCAACAGCAATGCGGGCCGAAAGGCATCCGATTTTGCAGTGTCCATTGAGGGCTTGAAGCGAGAGTTGCCGAACGTCGTGTGGGTGAGCCTCGTGTACGCGTGGTTCGGTACGTCGATCGACGTCGCCACCTGCTCGATCAGACCGGAAGCCGAGTACGCCACCTATCCTGACCGGCTGCCGGACACGGCACCCTACGTCTGGTCAGTGATGGGAGTGGGCCGGCCCATCTTTGGCGTCGGCGCTTCGTCATGGCCCCTCGTTTCGTCTTTTACCAAACCCGACGGATCGCTCGGGCTGTTCTACGGCGGAACGATCAGCGACGGTTCTGTGATACGGGCCATTCAGCACCTGCACAGCCTGGGCTACAAGGTCGTCTTGTATCCATTCCTGATGATGGACATCCCACCGCCTGACCCGGCGCCGTTTCCATGGCGCGGGCGCATCGGCGGGTCAGCAGAAAATGTTGCAGGCTTTTTCGAACGGCCGGACGGTTACCTGCGCTTCGTGCGTCATTGCATGGCGCTCTGCGAAGATGCGGGCGGCGTGGACGGCTTCGTCATCGGCTCTGAGATGGTGGCACTGAACAAGCTGCGCGACGTCAGCGGTATTTATCCCGCTGTGGCGTTCTGGCGATCGATTGCGGCGGAGACCAAGAGCCGTCTTGGTTCGGAATGCGTAGTCACTTACGCCGCCGATTGGGCGGAGTACCGGTACAACGACCGTGGCGGCGGGAACGTCGATTTCCCGCTCGACGCGCTTTGGTCCGATCCGAACATCGACGTGGTCGGGATCGACGCGTATTTCCCGCTGACTGACGTCCCGCGGGCGGTCTACGACAAGGACACGATCAAAGCCGGTTGGGAGTCCGGCGAGCTCGTCGATTATTTCTATGCGAGCCAAAGTGATCGCGATCTCGAGCGGCGTGGCTTCGATCCGCAGCGATCGACGATCGATGATCAGTTCTATGCTATCAAAAACCTTCGCTACTGGTGGGAGAACCAGCACGTTCCTCGAGTCGCCGGCGTGCCGACTGGCGGGCCCAGCGGGTGGGCGCCGCGGTCAAAGCCGATCTGGTTCATGGAGTACGGCGTCCCGTCGGTGAACTGCGGAACCAACCAGCCGAACGTTTTCATCGACCCGAAATCCAGCGAGAGCTTTGCTCCTTATTACTCCAATCGGGCCGTCGACCGAATCGTACAGCGCGCCGCCATCGAAGCCACAGAGGAGTTCTGGCGAGATCCCGCAAACAATCCGGATTCACCTGTCTATGGCCGCGCCATGGTGGAGCGACGCTTTGTCTGGTGCTGGGACGCACGTCCGTATCCGTTTTTTCCCGCGCTGACGAATGTCTGGTCGGACGGAGACAATTTTCGGCTCGGCCATTGGGTAGAGGGAAAGATCGGCAACATGCTTCTCTCCGAAATCGTCCGTGACCTCTGCTTGCGCGCCGGCCTTTCCGAGGCGGAGTTCGACGTAACCGCCCTCGAGGACGAGGTCGTTGGCTATGTCGTCACAGAGCGCAAATCCATCCGAGACATGATCGGGGTCCTGCAGGCGGCCTATTTCTTTGATGCTTTCGAGAGTGACGGCAGACTGGTCTTCGTGAAGCGAGGAGCGGCCTCTCCGATTGTTATCGATCCGGACGATCTTGGCGCCAGTGAGAACGATGGCGACCGCTCGCGCGTAAAGATCGAGCGAACACAGGACACCGAGTTGCCGATCGCGATCGATATCGTTCACATCGACGAAGCCCGAGATTACCAGTCTTCCACTGCCACCGTGCGTAAGCAGGTCGGCAGCTCCGAGAGCGTGACGACCATAAGCTTGCCGATCGTGCTGTCCATCGAGCAGGCGCAAGCGATCGGTCAGCGCGCGTTGCGCGAGATCTGGCAGGGCCGCGAAACCATCGATCTTCGACTTCCCACGAGAGCGATTCGTCTCGACGCCACGGACGTCGTCGAGGTGCCTCTGGACGGTGTATACCGGCGCATTCGTGCGACCTCGGTCACTTACGGAAAGCCGGGGCTCGTGCTCCTACGCGGAGTTGCAACTGATGGAGGGCTTCCGGAATTTTATACGGCTCCAACGGGTAGCGGGGCGATCCCGCCCTCGGCCGCTGAGCCGGTTGCGCCGGTGCGGGTCGAACTCCTCGACATGCCGATCATGCTCGATAGCCACGAGGCCTCGGCACCCAGCTTTTACGTCGCGTCCTGCCCGATCGGAGTCGGGCGATTTCGAGGAACGACGCTTTTTCAACCGACGGCAGACGGCCTCGATTATCTGGTCGCGACGGTCGCGTCGTTGCCCTCGGTCATGGGCCAGACAGTTACCGACCTGGCGGCCGGGCCGGCGTGGCGGTGGGACCGAGTCAACAGCGTCGAGGTTCAGCTCGACCACGGTGCTCTGCAGAGTCTAGCGGACCCGCGCGTGCTTGCCGGCGGCAACGCAGCTCTGATCGGCGATGAGGTTATCCAGTTTGCGCGGGCCGAGCTGATCGCGGAGGGGCGGTACCGTCTGAGTAGATTGCTGCGTGGCCAGCGCGGAACCGAGCATGAAATCTCCTCGCATACGAGCGGAAGTCGCTTCGTTCTGCTCGATCCTGCGCGCCAGCCGCGACCGAACTTCAGTTTCTCTCGGATTGGTGCCGCGATCGAATGGCGGTTCGCCCCAATTCCGCAAGGCCCGGCGGGGGACCTTTCCGAAGAGATCGTGTTTACGAACACCGGCTGCGGGCTGCGCCCGTTTGCTCCGGTCCACCTTAGGGGGGGCCGCATCCATCCCTCGAACGACATACACCTCTCTTGGATCCGCAGGACGCGCGTCGGTGGCGACTCCTGGCTTAGCGAGGTGCCACTGGCGGAGGAGACGGAGGAGTATGACGCGCAGATCTTGGACGGTGCAGCCATCGTGCGATCAGCGCGAGTCTCAGCCGCAACGCTCCTCTATACGGCGGCAGAGCAGATCACCGATTTTGGAAGCCTTCCCGCATCCCTGACGTGGCGAGTGGCGCAGGTTTCTCGCGCTTATGGGCGCGGCGTTTCCGCAGAAGCGAACTCTTCACTCTAAGGACATCATCATGGCAACGCCGAACTTGGCTCTGCCGCAGCTCGCGGCAGACCAGGCGCAGAAGCACGTCTCCGTAAACGAGGCGCTGTTCGATCTCGATGCCCTGGTCCAACTGGCGGTGCTCGATCGCAACTTGTCGGCCCCTCCGGGCTCACCAGCGCAAGGGGCTCGTTACATCGTCGCGGCAAGCCCCACAGGTGCTTGGACAGGACACGCCGGGCACGTCGCCGCTTGGCTTGACGGGGCATGGAGATTCTTCGTGCCGGGAACCGGCTGGCTTGCCTGGGCAGTCGATGAAGCGGCGTTGCTAGCTTGGAACGGCTCCGCTTGGGTTGACGCCCTCTCTGCCGTTTCGGCCATTCAGAACCTAGCGCTGCTGGGCATTCGCACCACGGCTGATACGACGAACCGGCTCGCCGTGAAGTCGGATGCGGTTCTTCTCAGCCATGATGACGTGACGCCCGGAACAGGGCATCTGCGCATCACGCTTAACAAGAGCGCAGCCGCCAAAGACGTGAGCTTCACGTTTCAGGACGCATTCAGCACTCGCGCGCTGTTCGGCCTCCTTAGCGATGATGACTTCTCAGTGAAGGTTAGCCCCGACGGCTCCACGTTCTACCTTGCCGTTTCGGTCGATAAGGATACGGGTCACGTCGGGCTCGGGGGCGCGGTGGCCGACGCTCTCAATGCGCTGATCGTCAAGGGCACGGCTTTTCTGTTTGACCGGGAGACTGACGACGTCCGCTTCACCTTCAACAAGGCATCGGCCGCCGACGACGTAGCGCTGACGTTCCAGACAAACTATTCCGCTCGCGCGCTGGTGGGGCTGCTGGGGGACGATGACTTCACGTTCAAAGTGTCACCCGATGGCTCGACCTATTACACCGGCTTCGTTCTCGACAAGGACAACGGGCAATTCAAAATCCCACTGGCTCCGAAGTTCTCGGCCTACACGAACTTCGACAACTACATCGCGGCGAACACTTGGACGAAGATCCAGTTCAACAATGCGGACTCGAATGACCAGGCTGCTTTCAGCGGCGGAAGCAACAATTTCACCGCGCCGTTTCCGGGGCCGTATACTCTTGGGTTCTCTCTGCGGTTCAAGGCAAACGGGACGGTGCCGACCAAGGTTATTGCAACCTTCTACAAGAATGGCTCTGAACTTGGTCGGGGACGAGCTATTTCCGGCGCGCCTGCAGACGACGTGACCACCTATAATTTGAGCGTGCTGACGCCTCTCGCCCAGGGGGATGTAATCGACGTGCGGGTAAGTTTCGCGACCAATGACGGTTATATAGAAGCGGACCAGTCGCACTTTTGGGGAGCCTATGTCCCTTAATCCGGGACAGCGACTTCGGGAGAATCCGCCCGCACGGATGTCAGGATGGCCGCCGGATCGGCTTTCTTCTGCTTTGCCCAAGCCGCAAGACCGGGTGGCCGGTAGGACGGAGCGCTACGCCACCTGTCGAACACGGACGCATCAATCGTTTCGTTCACATTGGAATGAGTCCCGTCGCCTCGCACGACAGGCGCTTCCCCGATCGGGCGATAATGGCGATTGCTGAACTTCGCATAGGCGCCATGCATAAACTCGCTATAGGAGTCCGATATCGGTGACGCGATGACGTCCCCGTCGATCTCGATTTCTGCGCGATAAGCGAGACCGTGCAACGCGGCCTTGTTCGCCATCCATCTGAGCGGTAGTTGCGCAAGGAGATCGCTCTGACAGCCTCCTCCAACATTGGCATGGGCACCTGCGAACCACCGTTGCTCGACGCTGGTCAGCGGCCTTGGTGCTGCGACCACGGCCGCTGGATCACTAGGCCGACGGGTCGTCCATAAAGTCGGTGAGAACGCCCGTCGGTGTTCATCAATCGCAATCGCATGAAATCCATGCTGGATCGGAAGCCTCAAGCCGGTGTGGAGAAATCCCAAAGTGGAGCGACTGATTCCTTGAATGTGAAAAGCGGGGACCCCAACCGCTCCGACTGTGTCCCAGACGCCGATCAGCTTGATCGTGATTGCCTGGGAGTATTTGAGCATCCACTGCTCTTCCAAAGTGCAGTCGGACAGGGTGCCGTTCTCCCGCGCCTCGATCAGCTTCCATATGGTTCTGTCTTCGGCGCGCCGATAGCGCTCGTACAGCTGATTGACGCTCAGCGGGGAACCTGGTTTTAGCAATCCGTACTTGGCAATGAACCCCGTGAGGCTGCGAGCCGTATACGCCCCGCGGCTGAAACCGAAGACGAAGATCTCGTCTCCTGCCGCGTATTCATCGATCAGCCATTTGTACG